TACAGGCATTGAAAACCGTCATGTAATTGTCCATATATTTTTCTTCAACATGCTCTAGAAACTCAACAGCCCATGCCAAATCCCACGTCCTACTAATCTCTATAGGGTCTCGGAAGTCATGTATCATCACGTTAATGTGTGGTGCTTTCATAACAAACCAATCACCATCAATACCCATTACGTCAAGACCCCTGTCTTGTGCAATTTCTACCATCTGACCGGTACCACATCCAATATCAACCATACTTTTGATTTGGTATTGCTGTATGAGATACTTAAGGGTTCCCCTGTCCGTGTGGGTCCTATTTAGATGTCCCCCCAAGTGTTGTGGTAAGACTCCATCACTCATGAGGTTTATTCCATCTTGCATATTTTCTTTTCTCAATAATGTGCTTAGGTGCGCTTTTCATGTTACCCACAGAGTCATTATACCATTCATCATTCTCTAACACGTTGTTTTTCCACAAATAATATGTTTCCATTCTGTTAATATCACCCCTTGTGTGGCAAAGGACGAGTATCTCTCTAGAGAAATGTTCTTCACCGAGGTTCTTTACATCTTCTTGGACCACCTTAGACGATGACCAGTAGTCTTTCCAGTTGCTCTCTGACCGTTGTCGTTTGGTCTTCCCTTTGACCTTCCGTACGCTCCAGAAATACTTACGTCCTATATACTTTCGGTTTGTCTTATGATTTGTAATCTTGTATACGAACCCTTGATAGCCATGTTTCAAATCCTCATCAAATACTTTTCCTTCAAACAACCACTGGTTACCCACCGTCTTCGTACCATTCATCATCAACATCGGGTATGGAATCTAAGTCCAAACCGATTCCACTTATATCTGTGATACTGTCTCTAGCCAACTCAAGTGCTGAACTCTTAACATCATTACCGCAGAATGGACACCAATCAGGTCCTTCTGTCACTTCCTCATGGTAGATTAGTGTATATTCTGTAGCACAGAAATGACAAGTTATTCTTTTTTCGTTTTTAGCTGTCATCGTTACCTCTTAAATTAAACATTGACCACTGGTACAGGCAAGTTCCTGAGAACCCTCTGTAGTATCGGTGTTTTCATATTTAGATAATTCAGACCAGTCAATCTCTGTAGGCATCTTTTTTACCATCTCGGTATACGTTTTCTTGTTACACTCTTGATAGGGTGCTTGTCTGTATATATGGTCGGTAGCGGGCAGGAACGTCAGTCCACACGCATTATCAAAATTATTGTACACCCACGCACCGACATCTAACCACTCGTTTTCTTTCACTGTAACCGTTATGGATGGGTTATGTTCACACCAGTTCTGCTGGTATACCAACCACAACTCCAGTTGTTCGATTGCTGACATATCGTGTTTGTATGTTGAGTTGCCTGTTTCGATAGGAAATGAAAACACCGTGGTGTGGTGTGGTTTTGTAACATCGGGTTCATTGGGGACACCAATCTCTTGCAGGAATTTTGTTAGGGGGTCTTTGTTGTCACCCCTCACCGTTCTGATATAATACTGTGAGTGGTCACAGTGGATCCCAGGTGGGCAGTTGACCAACTGGGAGACCGTCCCAGAGGGTTTGACACAGGTTGTGGCAGTTGCTTGGTTGATACCTAACTTCTTTGCATACTCTTTGTTCGTTTCTATTACGTGTTGTAGTAACCTCTGTTGTAACCCCGCTAAGTCACTTTTGGTATCATACAGTAACTTGTTACTCATGATGCCTGTGATAGAGACACCTAACAATCGTTCTTCTTCGGCATTCTCCTGCCATTTCCTTGAGATATACCTGAAATCCGTTAGGGTTGACTGGAATGTGCCTAGGATGGCTGCGACCTTGACCTTCTGGGTAAGGATTTCTTCTGTATCATTTGGTCGGACGACGACTTCTGACAGGTTACAGAACCCTCTCGGTCTGAGAATGATTTCACCACAGGGATTAACACCAAAATCATGGTCAACCTCCCTCTTACCTGCCTTGCCTGCTTGCTTGACTGCCGCTTGCCTGTTGAATATACCACGTTCACCAGACTTGGAATTGTATAGGGACAACCATTCTTCCATGAAGATACCTATATCAGGTTTCTCCGTATAGGCAGCAGAGTTGTTTGCCAGTGACCTCTGCATGTTTTCCTCCCACCATTGGCCAGACTTTGCCATCCTCATGCGGTCATCTGAGAGGTTGGAAAGTGATATTAGTGCGGCTCTCCTGACGCCACCAACCACCACAACGTCGGCAACTTTACAAACAATGTCATGACACTCAAGAGATGTTAGTTTTCGACCTGGTGCGTTTGTAAACATGCGAACACAGAAATGGAACAGGTCTTCTAACGGTTCTGGTCCACTTGCACGACCTCCAAAAGTTTTTAGAGCAGCACCACCGGGTCTTATCCGACTTAAATCCCATCGGGGTACTTGACCACTGTATAACAGTTGAATGAGTTCCTTGAAAGCCTTAGCCCAACCTAGTTTGGAATCACTGACAACGATGGTCGTGTCGGTGTCAAAAAACTCCTCAGCAACCGCAGGTAACTGGTTAATGTATTGGCGTTCTACAGAGAACCCTACCCCCGTACCGTTCATCAAGATGTATAGGATTTCATCAAAAGACCTGGGGTTGTCAACGGTGACATATGAGCAGTTATACCCCGCTATGTTTTCCCGTTTCAGTGCCTCTCCTGCTGTCATGAGACACCGCATGGAGGGCATTGTGTGTAGGTTTAGTATAGAGTCTTCCAACTCTTTACGTAGTTTGGCTGGTAATTTATACTTGTTGTTTTCTAGGAGATGGTCCTCAAAGAAATCGAAGTATCTGGCTACTGTTTCGGGCCACGTTTCTCTCCGATTCTTTTCCCACAACCACCGGGAGTATCTTGAAAGGTATATATATTGCTGGTATAGTGTTGGCAAATATTCGTCCATATATTCATTTCCCTTTTCATAATCTAACATTTCTTCCAGGCGTTCAATCTGTTGACCGCATCTAAACCCGAAAACGTATTTGCATGTATTATATCTATAACACTTTTCGAGTCCATCCCCGATAAAATCATCTCATTCACATCTTTTTTTCCAACCGTGTCGGGCCAAATACAGACCTTGAAGTGGTTTTCGATACTATGTTGCATGATTTTGATAACGTCCTTGTTCCTGTTCTGGTTGTCGAAAATCAACGTGCATTTCTCTTTGGGGAGAACCCGTTCTATCTTCTTCAGGTCACTACCACCAACTGCGATACAGTTGGGTAGGAACAACGAGTCTATAGGACCCTCAACAACATATATATGTTTCTCAATGTCTAGGGTATTCAGACCATAAACCATAGGAACCTGGTCTGGCCATGAGCCGACGCTCAGCGTCAGATACCGTAGTTCCTCGTCACCTAGGGCTCTGCATGAAATAGCAAACAAGTGTCCTTTTTGAGTGAAAAAGGGCATGACTAACCTAGGTTCTGTGCCATGTATCCTATCCTTGTATTTGGGGAAAACCCTTTTCAGCTTACTGATGTCGTCTATATAGTACAGTTGTCCGAACTTTCCCCGCGGTATGTGTCGCCCGAGGGCATACTGTATTGCAAGGTTATCGTCTGGTAATGTGTCTAAACGCTGCAATATACCATCTAAAAGTGTAACTTTGGTGGGGTTTTTGAATTCAGGGGATTTATAGTACAGACCAGGCGCCTTTTTCCCCGTACTCTTAGATGCTGAGTTGCTACTCTCCTTGAAGGTCTCCATACAATATTCTGAGTATATTTTGCCATCCAGACGTTTCAAGAAGTTCTTAAAACTCTTGCTGTAACCACAGTTATGGCAATGGACGAAGTATGACCCCTTCCGTTCAAAGAAGTACATCCTCGCTTTATACTTGTTTTTTTGAGAATCACCACAGACAGGACACCTACAATTGGCTAAATTGTTGTCTTTCCACTTGAATTGTTCAAGTTGAACTGAGATGTTATTTAGAAATTTCTTGTCAATCCAAATAGTCATGTAATAATGCCCATCTTATAAATATCTTATAAAGTGTATTATACTATAAAAAGGCGAGTTTGTCAAGATGCTAATGCAAAAATTACCCAAAATTCATCTAATTGTTGGCACCATCCTTAGTGTTTGTGCGCTGGTTGGTGCAGGAATGACGATGTACACTCATTTTGCGAAGGAAATGAGGGTCCAGTTACTAGAATGTAGGGTCATCAATTCTGTAATCGTGTTGACCAAGAACATCAAGCGGAACGACCTCAAGTCCGAACGGATGTCCATAAGGGACAGACTGGATGATGAACTCATCTCCGAGTTGGATAAAGTCAATTATGAGGATAGGATTGTGGATTTGACGGGTGAGATTTCAGCAATTGGCACCAGCATACAACAAATAAAGGACGAAAAATGCGTAGAATAAAGGTTTTATTGGTAATGCTGTTTATATGGGTGGTTGTTCCTAGTGTGACCTATGCCCAACCAGACTGGGACGACGTTGAGACTGAACTGGATGAGTTGGATGGAGAGTAGGGTTATACCTTCACAAATTCACTAATCAATTGTATCTGTGCGTTGACACGTTTCGCTAAAGTAGCATTCTCTACGGGGGTCTCTATTGTTAATCCGAAAGATGCTCCTAACTCTACACAATAAGCACCTAATGTGGTGTTATCGTCTGTCGTACCTCCTATATTGATCCCATCACCGTCCATCAATTGGAAATCCTTACCAAGGATGTCGAGCATCTTCCGCACCAAAACTTCATGGTTTTTCCATACCAACAAGTAAGCAACATCCCTCTTTGGGTCTTCCTGACATGAGAGGTATCCTTCTGCACACATTACTGGTAAGAGGTTGTTGCTTGCGTGAACTAGGTGGTGGATTTCCACAGATGGGTTGTTGGGTATTTCTAGATTGACGTTGCGACCAGCATCATCAAAGTGTGTTTTATTTACATACGATTCGGGAGAACAGATAGGTATAAAGTAAAGGTTAGGAGGCATTGGATTGGTTCGTACCCACTTCAACAAGGCTACTGGACCCGCTGGTTCGTCTCCTTGAACACCACTGGTGATTAATTTTCCTGGTTCATAACCGGGGTAACCCGTCTTGGGGGTGAAGACCTTGAGATTACCTGCGAGCAATACGTTGTGTGTATCCTTTACCGCTTGATAAAAGCTCTCAATGTATTTTGTGTATGGAGTTTCTATTGCCTCACCTAGATAGCGCTTGAACGATTTCATTACCAAGGACCGTAATGGTTTGCTTTTGCTAATTGTTTGATAGCGTCATCTCGTCCATATTTAATAACCTTAGATGGCTTAAACGTGTCATAAAAAATGTTCCTAGGC